CGAGGTGCGGTACAGGCTAAGGACATGGACAAGTTCCAGCAACTCACCGGATTAACAGGTGACTTGGCTCAAACCGTTTTTAACAAGGTAGCAGAGGGGATGGGCGTTGTTTGACTTTATTCAAGAATTAAATGAAAGCAGGATCTTTAGATACGAGCACGATTTTGAGGGAATGACTGCTCGTGACTTAGGTCATTTACTGTATCAAATAGTTATGATGTTAGAAATAATTAGACATTATGACAAAGACTGGGTTAAACAGTATGCTAGAAAAACATATCAGTTTGGAGGTTTTCCGGGAATGAAGGCCGCTCAAACTGATATGTACAATTTTATAAGTGTTCTTAGTAATCAAGACAAGTACGACACTTATCTTAAAACAGATAAGACAGTACACGTACCAATGTTTGGTATTAAACGTTACTTGTTGGACATTATTAATGACAATAGACATATCACTAGAGACAGAGAACTATTAACTAAGTTAGAAAGCAGTCTTAAAATACAAGACGGCGAACTTAAAAACATAAGACGCTTGGTTGGTTACTGGAACAACTATAGTGATACACAGAAAAAGACCACTATAGTTAGTCTACGTCAAAATGTTAGACTTGACACCCCATATATTGATGTATATTGGTCAAAATTTAAAGAATTGAAATAAATAACATTAAGTCAGTAATAATACTGGCAATAAAATTTAAGGAGTTTTAAAATGGCAGACGTAACAAGAGTACACGGTGATCCTTTAGGCGTAGTTGCAGTAGACGCTAGTAAGGGTGATACAGATGCAGACGGCGTATTGGACGCAACACTTACAGTTGCAAACGTTGGTAGATCATGTGCATGGTTAGCAATTATAGTTAAGAATGGTTCTGCAGAAGCAGTAGACCTACAAGCAGAAGTTGATACAGGTGATTCTGTTGAAGCAATTCTTAAGGCAGTTCAGGCTTCTATCGTTTCTAATGTACAGTACGGTGGTGAAATTTTAGCATACCAAGTTGAAGATGACACAACTGGTCAAATCAGCGTTATGGTAGCTGGTTCTAACTGGACAAACTCAACATTGCAAACAGCAATTCAGGCACTTGGTACAACAGTTGGTAACAACTCAGTTGACGTATCAGGTTCTACAGTAACAGACACAGGCATGAAATTAGCAACATCATAATTTTATATCTCAGTAACACTAAAGGCGTATTTCATGTACGCCTTTTTTTATGGCTAGTATAAATACTACAAATACTTAATTAAGGAGTTTTACAGATGGCAGATTTAACAAGAGTACACGGTTCACCATCAGGTAACGTGACATACGACAGATCAGTCGCAAACGTTGGCGATATTTCAGCAGACGAACTAGTAGACGTTTCAGGACGTAAATTAGCATTTTTCAAAATCGTTGTTCAAAACGGTTCTGACACTAACCAGGACATGACATCAGAAATGGGTCCTAACGAGTGTGTAGAAAAGATTTTACAAATTATTCAAAACTACACAGACGGCACAAACGAAGGAAGTGCAACAATCTTAGCATATCAGGTAGAAGGCGACAACACAGGTCAAATCAGTGTTGCAGTTGAAGGTTCTAGCTGGACAGCGGCAGCGTTGCAAGCATCTATTCGTGCTACTACAACATTGAACTCAATCAATGTTACAGGTTCAGACGTTACAGAGCCTGGCTTAGATTTAACATAATAGCAACTTAGCACTATAAATAAAAAGGCATACATATTTTGTGTGCCTTTTTTTATGAACTGTCAAAGTATATACAGAGATTCAAGAATACAAACTGTCCCATTAAGTAAACTAAGCCCTATGACTTTACACAAGGACGGCAGAGAACAATGGAAAACTTTGCCAACTATGAAAGAACAGGGGATGTGGTACCCTATACATGTGTGTAAAGTTGATGAAAGATTATGGATTGCACAGGCAATATCAGGAATAAGTCGTAAACCTATTATAAACGAAGACGGTATGATATGGGGTGTAAAAATGGGATGTAACAGATTCGTTACTGCAGAAATGCTTAACTACACAACGATAGATTGTATTGTACACCCTAATTTAGATGAGTGTGTGCAATGGGCAAGGTATTTTAAACACATAGATCCTTTACACAACAACAACCCAGAACCGTTCGAAGGCAAGTTTTCATATGAGTAAAATACACGGCTACAGTTCTGCTACCAATGAAGGCAAAGGTAGTTGTGTAATAGATTGTTATACATTAGTTGATATAACAAGGACAGGAGTAGTTGCCTATTACAGAGATGGTATGCCTATGTTCTTAGATGATGCTGATCAGATTATAAACGACGAACCATCTTGGACACGTAGTCGAAATCAACAACGTAACTATGAAACACTGATACAAGTTATTAGTTTACGAGCTCAGCCGGTGTACTTAGAAGATCCTAAGCGACTAAGAAAACAAAACTTATCTTTATACGAGTTTTCTGATAAGGAAGGCATACAAGATTTATGGCGTTTTAGTTTTAGTGCAGAACAGCCTGATGTTTATAATCAAGGCAACAATCCTGTAGCCGCACTTGAACAAGATAGCGAAAACATACCTATTATATTAGGACTAAACGAAACTGTTGATATAGAAATACCTACATTACAGTTAGGAATAAACATGTACTTTAAATTACGTAACTGAAACTACTAAATATAATTGGTTATGGCACATTAATTAAGGCATTTTTAGGCACACTGGCACTACTTAGGCTCAACTATTTTGGCAATGGTTTTTACATTAACTCTAACTAGGAGATAAGAGTAGTGGCAATTAAGTCCCAAACAATCGAGAAGAAAAGTCTCGAGGCTCACGTAGATTTATGTGCCGAAAGGTACGAAGAATTGAATAAAAATATTAAGACACTAGAATCACGTGTGGACTCCTTATCCTCTCACGTCCTCGGTATAAAAGAGGACATGAACAAAATTACACGGTCAATCAATAATAGACTAATTACTATTGCTGGTGGCGTAATAGGCGTGCTATCTACCGCTTTACTAGCACTTATTATCAAAGTACTCACATAGACAAAGTGAAACGTCAAACCGCTAAAAAACTTAAACAGTTTACTGATAAACACCTCCCTGAACTCTTAACTAAGAACCCTACTCTGCTTTGGGAATCAGGCAGAGATAGTCTCATGGTAGGGCAGTTAGAAGTTAAGAAAGACCAAAATGGGTATATGATAACACTACCTGGCGGCACTCGCCATCGTTTTTACAAACAAAAACATGCAGTCTGTTACGCAAGTTATTACCAACTAAGTAACATGGATCGTTGCAGTAGTATTGCTATATTAGACAATAAACTAGAAAACTACTCACATGACGTTGACCATTATAAACAGAGACTAACAAAGTATTACAAAGAAGATGATAAAGATAAGTTCTTTTTGTACTATGCTAGGTACACACATGCGTTACCACTTAAACAACGCATGGAACAAGAATGTAAGAAAACAATCTTTTTGGCTAAATATAATTAAATTTAGGAATTCTTAAAATGCAACTTAACGAACTAAAGAAAAAGAACACAAATAAGGTTATGGAAAGCAGATTCGGCTTTGCTGTCAACTTTAATAAGATGACAGTCCAAAAAGCAGAAGGCTTACTAGAAACCATTGAGTCAGGATTAACTAAAATCCGCAACAGCAGTGCATTCCACTCTGCTGAGAAGAACCCACGTTACATGGAACTTTTAATGGTAAAAGAAAGTGTAACTGAATGGTTAGACGGTAAAGTAGAAGTAGTAGTTGAAGGCGAAGTACAAACGGCAGAAGCACTTCTAGCCGCTAAAGATATCACCGATAGACTACAAGGTATGGTAGAAGACTTAGGCGAAATGCTTAATGAAGATTTACCACCATTAGGCGACAGCATTAATGACCAGATGGGTGAGGGCAAAGGCACACAGTATGTTGCTAGTGCAAGTGCTACATTACAAGGTTTATTAGATGCTATGAAAGCTGCCAAGCAAGCACTGGACGATGCTAGTAAAGTAATTACTGGTGAAGGTCCTGCTCCAGCAATGGCAGGAGATGAGATTCCAGACGAAGAACAAGCAATGGCAGGCGATGAGATACCTGCAGAAGAGCCTATGATGGAACCTGAAGAGGAAGAGCCAGTCGGCAGAGAGATGCGCTAATGCGCTTTTCTGAGTTGCATGAAAATGATCAGAAGCTGGTTGCAAAACTGGCTTCTGTTCTCGAGTTCTTAAAAGGCAGAGCAAGTGACCGAGACCTGCAACCAAACATTACTGTAGACAGTTTAGTTAAAATGGTTGCTAACACTGGCACACACATAGATTCTGCTAGTATTACACAGTTGTTTAACAACCCAACAATAAGAAACCTAATTAAAAACGTAGAGGGTAACATGATTACTCTAAACCTCGACGGCGGAATGTCCGAACTTCAACCAGGCGGAGGCAACATGCCACCAGAAGTTAAAGTTAACCAAATGGCTAAAAGGGCATTGAATCGTAGACAGTAATCTGTTATAATAAAGACATGATTACATTCACACCCAAAGCATACGATCACTTTTACAAGTACGTAGGCGACAACAAAACACTACAAATAAGTTTTAAACAAGAAGGCTGTACAGGCTATAGTTACCAACTTGACTGGCTAGATGGAGTACCAGAAGGGTATAAAGTTAGCAAGCAAGGTGAAATAACATATACTTGGAAGCCCGAGCATGAGGACTGGCTTGACGGCACAACAGTTGACATGCAAGTACAAGGACTTAACAATAAACTAGTATTCCTAAACCCAAATGAAATAGCAAGTTGTGGATGTGGAGAAAGTGTTACTTTTAAATAAATACACTAAAGGATTACTAGCATGGCATTTTTACCTACATCAGCAAACGCACGTGAACAATCGCAAGGCAACGCAGTAGTTGCAGGCGAGATTGCAATCTTAACACAACGTGTACTAAGCGCAATTAGTTCAGGTGTATTCACTATAACTGCTACAAGTGCAACTACTGTTACTATTAACGGTACTACTATTACTGGTAGCGTAATGACCAATGCTGATTCAACTGGGCGAGCATACTATACAGCCTGGCAAGGTACAACAACTGACGCAGTAAAAACCGAGCAGATGGCAGAAGTCATCTCGCATTTTCAAAAACTAGGATATGATATTGTCCGCAAATCAACAACAGGTACTGAGCTTTATTGGCAAATTACCTGGTAATCAATGATAACAGAACGCTACGAATACAAAACAATCAGTAGGAAAAACATAGACGGAAAAAGACATTACCTCACACCAGAGGGAGATGCTGTTCCATCTGTAACTACTATTCTCGACAAAACTAAACCTGCTGAAAAGATGCAGGCACTACTTAACTGGAAAAAACGTGTAGGCGAAGCCAAGGCGCAACAGATTGTTACTGAAGCCGCCAATGTTGGTACAGTAATGCACAAGAAACTGGAAGAGTATTGTCTAGGTACACTGGATAAACCAGGCAGTAACCTAATACAACAGCAAGCAGATAAGATGGCTCGTGTAGTAATTGACACTGGTTTAAAAGACATGAATGAGTGTTGGGGTGTTGAAGTACCTTTATACTACTCAGGACTCTACGCAGGCACTACAGACTGTGTGGGTATGTTTAAAGGTGAGCCTGCTGTTCTCGATTTTAAGCAAACTAATAAGCCTAAAAAACGTGAATGGATTGAAGATTACTTCCTACAACTATGTGCGTATATTTGCGCCCACGATAAGACACATGAGACTAAGATAAAACGTGGTGTAATTCTAATGTGTTCGAGAGACTTTAAGTACCAACAGTTTGAGATAGAAGGTAACGAATTAGAGTTCTGGAAAAACAAATGGTGGGATAGAGTAGAGCAATTTTATAATAAATAAGTAAAACACATTTATTAAGGACTCTAAACGTGGCAATATTACAAATATCCCGCATACAACATAGGCGTGGAACTTCCGATAACTTACCGCAACTATCAGCGGCTGAACTAGGCTGGTCAGTAGACAATAGAAAACTATACATTGGTAATGGTACGCTTGAAGAAGGTGCACCTATACTGGGTAACACAGAGATCCTTACAGAGTTTAGTGACTTACTAAACACAAGCCAAGCATACACTTACAAAGGCGAAGCCGCTGGCTATACAATAACAACAGGTACAAGTTCTAGTTCTCCAATTGAAAGAACACTACAACGTAAGTTTGATGACTTTGTTAATGTCAGAGATTTTGGTGCTGTGGGCGATGGAACCACAGACGACACTGCCGCTATTAACAGAGCGTTATTTCAGTTATACTGTAGAGAAGTAAACGAGGAAATTCGCAGAGCTTTATACTTTCCAGCAGGCGTCTATAAAATTACAGGCGATGTTGTTAAGATTCCAACATACGCTAAAATTATTGGTGAAGGTGCAGACAGTACGTGTTTTAAACAGACTGATTCAGGCGAAGACTATGTGTTCAAAACTGCTGATAGTTTACAGCAAATAGATGCTAGTATTGCAACAAACGCCGCTACTAGACCACAGTTTATCGAAGTATCAGGATGTACATTTTGGAACAGTACAACAAATCACGTAGGATTAATTACATCTGCACAGCATGTGCATTTTGATGACGTTAAGTTTAAAGGAAATTTAACCTTACCTACCACAGTAACTGATGCTAAAGCAAACATACAAGTTGAGTCGACAGCAGTTTTAGTTACAGAGCACATCACATTTGATAACTGTTATTTTACAGAAAACACGTTCGCTATCGAGATAGATTATAACTGTAGAAATGTTGTAGTTCAAAATAGTTATTTTGACGAGTTATATAAAGCCGTTAAACTAGGAGAAAGTTTAACAGGTATCTCACCACAGGACGAAGGACCACGTGGATTTAAAGTTACAGGCAGTTATTTTGATAGAGTTGCCAATTCAGCAATACATACATACTCAGCCGTAAAACATGTAGTATCTGCGTATAACTACTTTTACGAAGTTGGTAACGACTACAACGGCTCAGGCAACGAATCTGCTCCAGTTATATACTATGTTGCTGGCGGAAACTTTAGTATTGGTGATGCGTTCGAACGTAATGACACAGACGATTTGAATCAACCAAGATTAAGCATTGGCAACGTTTCAAGTTACGGTATGATCGCCGACAACAGCGTACAGTATGGTGCGCATAGACAAGAAGCAGGCAAGTCAGTAACTTTACTTGATAACACAACTACTACAACAACAGGTATTACTCTTGCTGACAGCAAATATACACACGGTGCTATTATAGATTATAGCATTGTACGTGGCACAACATACAGAACAGGAACACTAAGAATAGGTCACGGTACAAGTGTTGGTTATAGTGATGACTTCTCAGAAGACTCATCAACGGGTGTAACACTAACAGTTACATTTGCTACCAACACAAGTACTATTAACTATGCAACAACATCAACCGGCAGTAATGCCTTAATGAAATATTCAATTAGATACTTGTATTAATGATTTGGCAGTACCAAAGGTCTTCAGAGCGCATCCGTGAATGGGCTGCCTTTAGACATCAAATAGAAAACAAACCTTTTGAGCAAGCCCTTAGGGACACACTAGAGTTGTGGTCTTATGCTCCTATTGTCAATAACTGGATGGATTACACTTCTACAGAGATGTGGCCGGACCCTTGGGAATTGTTAGAAGACTCTGGCTATGACGAACTTGCGAAATGTCTTGGAATCCTGTATACTTTGTATCTAAGCGGACATAATGAACATACATATAGTATTGAGATAGGACTTGAGAACGGAGAGTATCGCTATATAGTATCGATTGACGATGGAAAATATATACTTAATTACGAGTGGATGGAGATAGTAAATAAAAAACATGTTAGTCCAGATTTAAAAGTGATGTGTCAATACTTCGCTAAGGACCTACAACTAGAACAATACCTATGAGGAATCAATGAGCGAAATCTTAGTTACTAAAAGAGAGGGACACAAAGAGCCCTTAAACATCGAGAAGATGCACAAAGTTGTCATGTGGGCAACTGAAGGCATTACAGGTGTAAGCGCAAGCGAAGTAGAAATTAAATCCAGTTTACAATTTTATGATGGAATAAAAACAGCCGACATTCAAGAAACACTTATTAAAAGTGCGGCAGATTTAATTTCAGAAGAGACACCTAACTATCAGTATGTTGCTGGTAGATTGATTAACTATCATATTAGAAAACAAGTTTACAACGAGTACGAGCCTTGGACACTGATTGACATTGTAAAGAAAAATGTAGAACGTGGTTATTACGACAGCGGACTGCTAGAAGCATATACTGAAGAAGAGTGGACAAAGTTAGACAGTTATATCAAGCACGAGCGTGATGAGCACTTCACATACGTTGCTATGGAACAATTTAGAGGCAAGTACCTAGTACAAAACCGTGTAACAAAACAGTTATACGAAACACCACAAGTTGCATATATTTTAATTGCGGCAACACTATTCCAAGACTACGAAAAGGATAGACTACAGTGGGTACATGATTACTACGATGCTATCAGTAACCACTTAATTAGTTTGCCTACTCCTGTTATGGCAGGTGTACGTACACCACAAAAACAATTTAGTAGTTGTGTGCTAGTAGAAACTGATGACAGTTTAGACAGCATTAACGCAACAGCCAGTGCTATTGTAAAATACGTATCACAAAAAGCAGGCATTGGTATTGGTGCAGGACGTATCCGTGCTATTAATTCGCCAGTGCGTAACGGTGATGCTTATCACACAGGCGTTATTCCGTTTTACAAGTTATTCCAAAGTGCTGTTAAATCATGTAGCCAAGGTGGTGTGCGTGGCGGAGCGGCAACACTATATTATCCTATCTGGCACTTGGAAGTAGAAGATTTATTAGTTTTAAAGAACAATAAAGGCACAGAGGACAATAGAGTACGCCACATGGATTATGGCGTTCAGTTTAACAAATTAATGTACGAAAGACTTATCCAAGGGGGAGATATTACCCTATTTTCGCCCAATGATGTACCGGAAATATACGAAGCATTCTATGCTAACGCAGACCGGTTTAAAGAGTTATATGAGCAGGCAGAGCGTAAGACAAGCATTCGCAAGAAGAAGATTAAAGCAATTGATTTGTTCACTTCCTTTATGCAAGAGCGTAAAGACACAGGGCGTGTCTACTTGATGAACGTGGATCATGCTAATACACACTCACCGTTTAAACAAGAAGTAGCACCTATCAAACAAAGTAACTTATGTTGCGAGATCGACTTACCTACCAAGCCACTTAAAAGTTTTGAAGATCCAGAAGGCAGGATTGCGTTGTGTACACTAAGTGCTATTAACTGGGGTGCAATTAAATCTCCAGAAGAGTTTGAGAAGCCTTGTAGACTAGCAGTACGTGGACTAGATGCATTATTAAGTTATCAGGGATATCCAGTACGAGCGGCAGAAGAAGCAACTCGTGAGTACAGACCACTAGGTGTTGGAATTATTAACTTGGCATATTGGTTGGCAAAGAACGACACAAGTTATAGTGATCCCAAAGCATTAGAGCTAGTAGATCAGTATGCAGAAGCCTGGAGTTATTACTTAATTAGATCCAGTATGGAACTTGCCAAAGAACAAGGTAAGTGTGAAGGCTTTGATAACTTGAAGTACGCAGACGGTATACTTCCTATCGACACATACAAACGTGATGTTGACGAATTAGTAGAGCCCAAGCAAAGACAGTTTGATTGGGACTACCTACGCAAAGAGATTAAACAGCATGGTATTAGAAACGCTACACTAATGGCACTTATGCCTGCAGAAACATCTGCACAGATTAGTAATGCTACTAACGGCATTGAGCCACCACGTAGTTATGTTAGTGTAAAACAAAGTAAAGACGGTGTCTTAAAACAAGTGGTACCTGAGTATCGCAGACTAAAAAATAAATACGAATTGTTATGGGATCAAAGAGACCCAAGTGGTTACTTGAAGATTATGGCAGTTCTACAGAAGTATATCGATCAGGGTATTAGTGTTAATACCAGTTACAATCCACAGTGGTACGAAGATGAAAAGATACCAATGAGCGACATGTTAAAGCATCTAATGATGTTTTACAAGTATGGTGGCAAGCAGTTATACTATTTCAACACCTATGATGGTCAAGGTGAAATAGATGTGAATAAGTTAGAGGAACTGCAACCCGGTGAAGTCGACGACGAAGCCTGTGAGAGTTGCGTAATATAGGATACAATAATGAGCGTTTTTAACATTCAGAAAAACAACAACCACCTTAAGGCATTGGCTTTCTTGGATCCAAAAGGTGGTAGTGGTATACAACGATACGATACAGTAAAGTACAGACAGTTTGAAAAACTTACAGACAAGCAGTTAGGTTTCTTTTGGAGACCAGAAGAAGTTGATGTTATGCGTGATGCCAAAGACTTTAAAGACTTAACTGCGCATGAGCAACACATCTTTACCAGTAACCTTAAAAGACAAATCCTATTAGACAGTGTACAAGGTCGCTCCCCTAATCTAGCATTTTTGCCTCTATGTACAATTCCAGAACTTGAAACCTGGATAGAGACTTGGGCATTTAACGAAACTATTCACAGTCGTAGTTACACACATATTATTCGTAATGTGTATAGCGATCCTGCAAAAGTATTCGATGGGCTAACTGATATCAATGAGATTGTGATCTGCGCAGAAGCGATTACAGGGTACTACGATGATCTTATTACCTACTCACAGTTTTATAGCCTATTAGGCGAAGGCGACCATACAGTAAATGGAAAGTCATATAAGATAGACAAGTACGAACTTAAGAAGAAACTATGGCTTGCTCTCAATAGTGTTAACGCATTAGAAGGCATTCGCTTCTACGTTTCATTTGCATGTAGTTGGGCATTTGCTGAACTTAAAAAAATGGAAGGCAATGCTAAAATTATTAAGTTTATTGCTCGTGATGAAAATGTACACCTTGCAAGTACCCAAGCACTGTTAAAGTTACTGCCAACAGATGATAAAGACTTTGCTAAGATTAAGAAAGAGTGCGAACAAGAAATACAGAAAATATTTACAGATGCTGTAGAACAAGAAACTGCTTGGGCAGAATACTTGTTTAAAGACGGATCAATGATTGGTCTTAACAAGCAACTACTTACAGACTATGTTGAATGGCTAGCCAACAAGCGTATGACTGCTATTGGTGTAGAGTCGCCATACAGAGTAGGACAAAGCAATCCTCTGCCGTGGACACAGAAGTGGATTGCTGGTGCTGAAGTACAGGTAGCACCACAAGAAGTAGAACTTAGTAGTTATGTAATTGGTGGCACAAAACAAGACGTTGACGGAGATACCTTCAAAGGTATGACTTTGTGAAGGTTGCACGAGCGTTATTTGTTGCACACTATAGAATACCACATACTTGCTTAAGTTTACAGTTTGACCACTATATCCAGGGTATAGACGAAACGTACATATTCACTAATTGTGAAAATACAGAAGACAATCCATTTTTAGATAGAGTTTTATCTAAGTATCTCGACACAAGTCAGTTTAATTATATGTTTGATGGTGAGATGGATAGTCTATATCCATCTGTGCGTAACTGGTGGATCCCTGGAGATTATCGTAATAGTTGGTTGTATCAACAAGCACTCAAACTTGCTAGTCTAGATTACATAGATGCAGACGTAATCCTCATACAAGACCCTGATACATTTTGTATAAACCCGTACAACTTATGGGAAGGTGACTTACTCAAGTATTTTATACTGCCTAACGAAACACACAGTCCGGGTTACTACCAAGTGTTACAAAATGCATTAGGTATAGAACGTCAAGTACCTCATAGTTTTGTTACAGAGTTTATGCCTGTTTATAAAGAGGACTGGCTGAAACTTAAACACGCTCTTATTGAAAGAAATAACTGCGATCCTTTTGATGCGATAATTAATAATGTTCCTGAAGATCCAGACAGTGTTCCTACCCCAAACATTAAATGGTTTAGTGAGTACGAGCTACTAGGTAACTGGATTATGACGCAACGTGATGTTGCTCTTATGGAACAAAAGCGTTATACTTACACACATATCGACAATATTGCTGACTGCTCAGCAGACGAATACAACTGTATATGTGATGCTTGTCCTAATTTAGAGGACAGCATTGTGTTCGATAACAACGAAGAAGTTATTACAAACTTTGATGAAGTATTTGAAAAGGTGAAAAAATTCTTATGATTACAATATATACAAAAGACCATTGTCCTTTTTGTACACAAGCAAAAACTTTATTAAACAACAACAGCATACCGTTTGAGGAAGTTAACATTGGTTTAGATCCCGATGCTCGTAAATTTGTTGTAAATGAAGGACACAGGACAGTACCACAACTGTATGTAAAAGGACAACTACTTGTAGAAGGTGGTTACCAAGGACTTGCAAAAGCACCATTAGAAGTTATTAAACAGAGAATTGAGGAACTAAATGCTAATTAACAAACCACAGTACGACAAAGGCGATATTGTAACTTTCATGTTAGTAACAGGACAGGAATGTATTGCTAGAATTGTAGAGTGTAAAGAAGAAGGGTTTGAAGTAGAAAAACCTCTCTCACTGATGCCAAGTCAGCAAGGTATGGCTTTGGTTCCAATGGGCATGACAGCGCAAATAAATACAGTAGTGCTAAAGAATCAGCATATTGTGTTTCACGGTATTACTACTAAAGAAGCCGCTGATAGTTACTTACAAGGCACATCAGGTATACAAATTGCCAAAGGAGCCTAAATGCCAGCAACATCTAGACGAACTGATATTAATACACATGGTGGTACTATCGTCGGTGCAGTGATCGAATCAGTAATTGTAGAAGGACAAGCCTGTGCAGTTATTGGGTCAACACTAACACCAGACAGCCTATGTCCGCCTCTTGCTGGACCACATTGCGGACCTGTAGTAGTAGCAGGTAGTGGCTCAGTAAATGCTGGAGGTATACCAGTAACTAGAATCGGCGATGCAAATAATTGTGGAGCCAGCAATGCTACAGGCGCAGGCACAGTAATTACAGGCGGGTAAATGTCTCAACCTAGTACACTCACAGCAATTAAAGGACTATTAGACAACAATGGATTGGATAATACCTTTGTGGATGCACTATTTGCTAATTTGTATAATGTTACTATTATCAACAAAGCACAAACTGCAATAACTGATGTAGGAGGTTCGATTGACGACATTGGCAATGATATCTTTCCAGGTGTAGTTGGCAATGTGCCCAGCGCATACACATCTGTAACACCAACTAGTAGTCTGAGAACAGCATACTACAATTATGCTAGAGCATTATTTGGTGCAGGCGACATAGCAAGATTTACTACATATTTTTTACAAGCCTTTGGATATGCACAGTTATCACATAGTTTAATGGCAGACGTTGCTAATAAGAGCGCAACCAACTTGTCAGACTATGGAGCCGGCGTAAAGAATCAAAGTGATATTGGTACAAGTGGAATTACTGGATTTTTAACTACAAACTCTGCAGAAAACTTAACTAAGTTAGGCGATGACTTTGTTGACTTAGGCACTATATTTGATTATGAGAATTTAGAAATATATGGAACCGCTAGAGGCCTTATTAAAGTAATACTGGATGCGGAACTTAATCTAAGTACCACTGTACAAAATCGTATAAACGACTTAGGGTTGGATGAAGACATAGATATCACCAACGAAGAATTTGAAAACTTAATGTATTCTATACTAGCACAACTTCCAGTTAGTACAGAATTCAGAGAAGCATTTCAGTTTGCACAAAATGAACGTTTAGAGTTTTTAAGTGATATATTAGAACCTAAGAAGAGTTTACTGAGATCCAACAATATAACTACTTTTAATAGTTTTACAGAAGTAGCAGATAGTTTAATAACGTTTAGTAATCTAAAAATTGAAGATAATATTGAATTTGGTAAGTTTATTAAAAACTTATCAACCACTGGCCCTCTTACTAACTTAGACGTACTAACCACTCCTATTTCGTCAGACACAAGTAGTTCTATTTTAACTCAAATTGGAACAGGTGCTGGTATATACGGTCAACCAAATGTTTTAGATATACTAGGACCAATGGTAGGAGCATTTTTAGAAGAAAGAGTAAACAGATTAGTCACAGCGTTAACAATCGTTCAAGCAAGTTCAGACGGTCTTAGTATTATTCAAGGATATGATAATATAATTGCTGTTGCGGCTGACGGTGGCGGAGGCCCTTATGTGGTAACAGGAGTAGGCGCAGGATCTTACGCTACTAAAGCAGATGCGTACACAGCCATAGAGACTGAACTTGACACATATTACAACAATTTACGATCTTTCCTTGCTATCGGAAGTTTGGAACTTCGTGAGGCATGCGAAACTGTTTACAACGACTACGACGCTATTGCTAAACAAGTGAGTGATTCTAAAGACCTACTCACAAAAGCAGGAATAGATACATCAGTTAGTGTTAGCAATAAAACAACTATTATGTCTTTTGGCAATTCTATTGAATCGTTTGGTGCCGACTTAACCAATTTAGGAACAAGACAGATATTACAAGATATGGCAACTGCTGATATTACAGGAGATGCTATTAAGGCAAGTCTAACAGCAGGACAAAATGATGTTAATCTATCCGCTAAAGGATTGATTCCTAAGGCGTTATCCGGTTATTGACACAACAGTCAAGTGGCATTATAATACTGTATTAAACTATTAAAGGGAGCAAAAATGCGAGTTTACGCTATGCTTTTAGTAGGTATTGCAGTTTTATGCGGTGTATTAGTAATGCAACTACAGAACATGGTTACTCCTGTTCAAGCCAACAACGAAATTTACAGGTACTTCAATAAAAAGCAACTAACATGTTTGCATGACAACATTTACCACGAAGCTCGAAATCAACCTATAGTGGGTCAAATGGCTGTAATGTACGTAACACTTAATCGTGTTGATGATCATAGGTTTCCAGATACCATATGTGAAGTAGTAATGCAAGGCCCACATCGCCCCAGTTGGAAAAATTTAACAAAATTAGTGCCTATTAGACACCAGTGTCATTTTAGTTGGTATTGCGACGGCAAGTCTGATAAAGTAACTGACCAAGCGGCATACGATGCTATTAGGTATATGGTAAATGAAATATTAATGGGTAGTGTTAAGATATTTGACATAACAGAAGGTGCTACACATTATCACGCAGATTATGTTAGTCCAAGTTGGGCAAATACCAAAACCAAGACAGTGGAAATAGAAGACCACATTTTTTATCGTTGGGAAAGTAACTAATTCATTAAGGTGAACGTTAGAATGTCTTTCTCATCATCTAAGAATATAAGGTATTCTTGTTTATTTTCAGATCGCCAGGGAGTATGTTGCCAAGCCCAACGACCATTAGCATTGTCAGCAAACCAGGTAAAAAACTTGTATGCTTTTTGTTCACCAGTAACAATATGACAGAATTGGTACCCACCTTGGTTGGGTTGAATCTTATGTTCCGTAAGTTTACCAGCTATCATAGTTTTAAGCATTGACAAGTTTTCCGAATGACTATATACTATTTACATATAAAAAGTTTGAGAGGGAAAAATGACTTCAGTAACTAATAGACTAAAAAAACGCAATCCGTATGCAAAAGAATTGCTAAATCGTCAAGGCCCATATAAGGCTAAAGTAGAGCGAGATCGTACCAAGTACACTCGTAAGTCCAAACATAAGAACCAGGAGGTCGAATGACAGATAAAAAATTAGATGAAGACTGGGATGACGAAGAAATCTTAGATTTAGATGAAGATCTCCTGCCGGGATTAGAAAACATGCTGGCTAACATAGCGGCAGAAACGTATGATACTCATAAGAAGTTTTGGTATGCAGACAACATCACACAAGAACAAAGAAACCTCTATATGTACTTGCCGAGAAGCAGGGAAGAGCACTAATAAATACATATTATGATTTTTGGATATTTTATATTACTTGTTGCACTGTCCATTAGTGGTATAGCCGCTTTTTATAGCATTATTGGACTTATTGCGATTTTTGCAGCCGCCGCAATGCCTGTTATTGTTATGGGCGGAGCATTAGAAATAGGCAAAATTGCAACTACTGTTTGGCTACATCACAACTGGCAACGAATGCCACTAGCATTTAAAGTTTACCTAATACCAGCAGTTGCTATTCTTATGTTTGTTACTAGTATGGGTATTTTTGGTTTTTTATCAAAAGCACATATTGAGCAGACTGCATTAAGCGATGAGCAACGTGCAGAAGTAAGTCAGTTAGCAAGTAAAAATACCAGAAGCGAAGCAAAAATTGCTAGGTGGAATGCAGAGCTTGGTAGACTTAGCAAAGGTGAAGATCAGCGTGTAGATAATCTGGTAGACCGGGACCAAGACGCACTTAAAGAAGTGCGGGAACAGATTAATCAAGAAAAAGCAAATGCTCGTGCTGATGCTGAAAAACAAGTAGCACTACAGCAAGAGCGTTTGCAACAAGCCGCAGATCGTAAAGACAAAGACATAGCGGCGGCACAAAAGCGTAAAGAACAAGATGTAGCACAAGTTCAAGAAAGGTTTAAGAACTCATTCAGTAAAGGAAAAATGGACGAAGCCATTGCTGAAATTAATAAGATTGAATTGGAAGCAGTACAAACAGCCAAGAACAATGAGCTTTCAGTTGCCAGTGCCGCACAACGTGAAATTAAAAACATCAACGCAACTCTTAATGAGCGTCTCGCAGGCATTGACACCAAGTATGCAAGTAGTTTAGAGTCTATTAATTCTAGAATACAGGAGTTGCGTAATGCCGCTAATACTAAAACAGATGATATAGACGATAGAATAGAGGAACTTGAAAACCTAGTTGACTTAGAGCAATTAGAAATAGATAAAATTAATGAAGAGATTGCAGTATACGAGAAAGAATACCGCAAACTAGAAGCAGAAGTAGGTCCAATCAAGTACGTAGCCGCACTAATTTACGGTGACAATCCTGACGTTAACATGTTAGAACGTGCAGTACGTTGGGTTATTATATTACTAGTTGTAGTGTTTGATCCACTAGCACTTACACTCATCCTTGCCGCTACTAAACAATTCCAATGGGCCAAAGAGGAGCGAGAGAATTTAGAGAACGACTCGCCCAAAAAAAAGAACATAGAACCTGAAGTACATGTTAAAGAAGTTTACGTTGAAGCCAACGTAGACACTTCGATACCTGCAGATGTTGCAGAATTAGAAAACTCAGTAGAAAAGAAAATTAAAGGAGCATAATACATGGCTAAACCACAAGACGAAATTAATGCAATATGGGACAAGTACCGCACAAGTTTAGAGCGTTTGAGTACAGCAATAGACGAAAATGATGCACTCAAAAGCGACTTAGACATTGACTTTACAATGCCCAGCGATATTGCAGAACTTGAAGCAAAAATTAATTCACGTTTAGGAACAGATGCATAAGCATCAGGAAACCGTAGAGAGCATTTGGCGCAAGTATCAAATAGCTCTACAGCGACTGGATAAGGCTTTAGACGAATTAGAACGTAAGCCTAAGGAAGTCGTTGTTGAAAAGATAGTCGAAGTACCCGTAGAAGTAGAGAAGATAGTTGAAGTGCCTGTAGAAGTAGAGAAGGTTGTTGAGAAAGAGATCACTAAAGCAGAATACTTTAGATTAGTAAAAGAAGAAGAACTTGGTCTACAGGCAGATAATGCAAGTCACAACGCAAGCAAAACTGGTTTTGGTATAAAGTTTCCTGACAATCCCAACAAAGGCGACATGTTTTTACGTGTTGATAGTAAGCCAACTAAGTTGTTCAAATATGACGGCAATAAATGGTTTGAAGTTGACAAAGACAAGACAGACACGTACACTTACGATGAAGATTATTTAAAACATTTAATCGATAGGATTAATAGAGGAGATTATACTCTAGAAGAACTTACAATAACAGAACAAGAAGAACTAAAGCGTTATCTAAAAAAGGAAACAGTACTTGGTAAGTGAGATCAACATTATATCAGCACCAGACAGTCTAAACAGAGACAGTAAAAAGTTTCTACTGTTTGATATAAGCATGGACGAGCTTATGGAAGTTAAAGATACATTTACTAACTTTGACATGAATATTGACTTCTACATTTACGGAAGTTATAGTAATGACATAAAATGGTTAAGTAAAGTAGCAGAGACTGTTGACTACATAGTAATTAATAGTACACAATTAACAGATCATATAGATTTAAAACAAGAATTACTAGAACACAAGAATGCAGTTAGATCAGGCGACAAAACTGTATTAGAACTTATTTTAGAAAGATGTCAATGAATACTAAGGACAAGCCAGAAGTAGTTTGTAACTTCTGCGGTAAAGGTAAGGCAGAAGTAGAGACATTAATTGTTAGTAATGATGTTGGAATATGCGACGAATGTACAGAGTTGTGTACTAACATTCTAGCAAAAGAAAAAGAGAAGTCGGGCAAAACATCGACTAGCCCTAAAATTAAAGAAGCACTAGATCCGTTAGCAATTAAAGAACATTTAGACGAACATATTATAGGGCAAGACGAAGCCAAGACTGCTATTGCAGTTGCAGTAGTTAATCACTACAAGCGAGTATTCAACAATACAAACATTAAACTAGACAAGAGTAACTTATTATTATTTGGTCCTACTGGATCTGGTAAAACACTACTAGCAAAAACAATAGCAGATTACCTCAACGTACCTTTTGTTATTACAGATGCTACAAGTCTAACAGAAGCAGGTTATGTAGGAGAAGATGTTGAGTCTGTAATAGAACGTTTACTGGCAGAAGCAAACTTTGATGTTGAGAAATGCGAACAAGGTATAGTGTTTATCGACGAAATAGACAAAATTGCACGTAAGGGCGAGTCCAGTACTACTAGCAAAGACGTGTCAGGAGAGGGTGTACAGCAATCTCTACTCAAACTAGTAGAAGGCACCAAGTGTAAGATAGCAGTTAAAGCCAGCAAGAAGATGGTTGTAAGCGACAGTGTCGAGATCGACACAGGTAACATATTGTTCATAGCAGGCGGTGCGTTTGTAGATTTAAATAAGATAATTCAAAAGAGAATAAATGCTAATGCAATCGGTTTTGGTAGTAAACTTAAAAATGGTGAAACTGATAGAAGTAAAATAATACACGAGGACTTTGTTAAGTTTGGTATGATTCCAGAGTTTACGGGCAGATTTCCTGTCATTGTGCATACAAATGACTTGACATTAGATGATTATGTCGCTATACTTAAGGAACCTAAAAACAACTTGTTGGCACAAATGAAGTTCTACTTTACAGTAGACAACATTAAGTTAAACTTTGACAGTGGCTCTTTAAGAGCTATTGCAGAGGAAGCAGTTAAACTTAAAGTTGGTGCTCGAGGACTAAAGGCTGTGATGGAAAAAGTATTACAGCCGTATATGTTTGAAATAACAGAGTTGAAAGCAAAACAGGCAAAGAGTATTACTATTACAGAAAAAGTTATTAAGGAAAATAAAAGGGCAACAATAAAATATGAGATACAGAAATCGTAATATTGACCTAAGCGGCTCACAAGGCGTTACAGGAACTACAGTATTTGTTAAAGACGGTAATGTAGATAAGGCACTTCGTAAACTTAAAAAGAAGATACAGGATAATGGTAAACTCATGGAACTACAAAAGAAGCAAGAGTATATCAAACCAACAACAGCACGTAAGCAAAAGAAAGCTCAAGCCAGAAAGCGATGGCTTAAAAAACTTGCTTCGGACAGATTACCAGAAAAGAAATTTTGACTTTTGTACAGAGTTCCTGTATAAATAATAGTGTAAGATGCCTAATGGGTCTTACAGTCATTAACTTGCTAAAAAGGAGATAAAGACATGACAAACTATAAACTTACCACATACGATTTACCTACAATTTCCAGATTCGGAATTGGCTTTGATAGACTTTTTGATGAACTTAACCGTTCAATGGAAGTTGGACAACAAGGCTACCCACCATACAACGTAGTAAAGCATAGTGACGAAGCATACACTATTGAAGTTGCTGTGGCTGGATTTGGAGAGAATGACCTTAATGTCACAGTACATGAGGGCAAACTTCACATTGAAGGGGTAAAAGAAGACAAAGTGGAGCAAGATTATGTTTATCGTGGTCTTTCCAGCCGAAACTTTACAAGAACATTTAACTTAGCAGAACATGTTGAAGTTAAAAATGTAACTGTAGAGCAAGGCGTAATGCGTATTTCACTAGAACGTGAAGTACCAGAGGAAATGAAACCACAAAAACTTGCTATCACATTTAAGTAAACACAAACAAGGGGGACTTTGTGTCCCCCAACTTATAGAAAGAAACCATGGCACAGACTAAAGAAATACCAGCAACACAACCTAAAGTAAATGAGAAGGTCAAAGAGCCTTCGCTGTATAATGTAATCTATCTCAACGACGACGTAACTACTGTTGATTTTGTTATATCTACTTTAATTGCTGTGTTTCAATATGACCATGTTAGATCCGCTGAAATAACTCAAAAAATACATGAATTAGGAAGTGCAGTTGTAGCAACTTATCCCTATGAAATAGCAGAACAAAAAGGCGTGGAAGTAACATTACTTGCACGTAATCATAATTTCCCACTACAAGTAAAACTTGAAGCAGAATAACACATGGATGTAATGATCGACATAGAGACTCTGGCGACGCCGCCCGACTCTGTTATACTCACAATAGGTGCATTAAAGTTTGATCCTAAATCTAATGCTGAAGGCGGCAGTATCTATCATAGGCTTGATGTAGATAGTCAACTTAAAATGGGTAGGCGTGTCGACGAGGAGACTATAGCATGGTGGGGCAGACAAACATTAGAAGTAAGGGAAGACGCACTAGGCACAACTAACAGACAACCATTAGATGTAGTATTCGATAGCATATCACGTTTTATGGTAGGCGTAGACAATATATGGGCCCAAGGACCTGTGTTTGACATTGCTCTATTAGAAAATATGCTACGCCAGTTGAAACGCCCTGTGCCCTGGCAATTCTGGCAAATTAGAGATTCGAGAACATTGTTTAAATTAGTCAATGAGGATCCTAGACCAAAGAATTTTGAAGGTGCGCACAATGCACTGACAGATTGTTATTATCAAGCCAAAGCAGTACAAAAAGTTTTTAGACTACTAGGGCTCAATCGTTAAATACTATATTAAATAGGAAAAAACGATGACTCAGATACAAAAGAAATTTCTAGTAGGTCTGATAATAGCATTTTTTATAGCATCACTTGTGTTTTTTGGTATTTTGTTTAAAGCAGTGTTTGCTCAAGAGTACACAGAAGACAACCCATTAATAATGGAAGATGGTGTAGAACTTACCGGAGATATATTAGATATTACTCCACACGAAACTAGCAGATTTGGACAACTAGAAAACGATCCAACAGGATGGAAAGAAGTAGGTCACGTTGATAACAGACGTTTGTATATAAATGTAAACAAGATAGAAAAGGCTTCTATATTTAGACATGTATATGCAATGTTTGAATTTACGGATGGCGCAAAAATTGTTCCAGGACACGCTACAGGAGTATTGCGAGTAGTAAGCGAAGCAACAATAGATTGTTCAAGTGGACTAACACAACCACTTGTTGATTACTACGTCGACAAAGATTGGGTTATCAGAACACAGACAGTTTACCAAAACGGCCAAGGAAGAAGTTTTGCAAGACGAGAAGGCAGTATTGCTTGGGCGTTAAAGGAAGTATCATGCAATGGTGCTAAAATAGAAGATGTAAGGATAGGAAAGACTTCATGAATGTAATATTTGATAAGCAAGCGGCAGAACAGTTGGCAGAAAAATATACTATACTACCGCTACCCCCAATTACACAAACAGAAGGCGATAAAACTGTTACTGTTGAGCCTCATGTTGTAATTGATATGGAAAAAGTGCCTTTACAAGAGGTTACTTCGTTGGACCAATGGACTGACTTACACAAAGAACTAGTCAGGAACCATATTAAAAAAGACTATAACTTTTGCGAACAAGCGATAGACCATTTAATGGGCAAGTTTAAAGGTGAGCTAGATTCTTATTATCAGCACATATTAAATGAAGTTAACGATAAATAATATTATTACAATTATGGAGCATTTAGAATGGCAACTAAATTAAATTTAGGAACAAATATTTGGACTAATGAGGCCGCAGTACCTACAGCCACTGGTGCGTTCGCTGACCAGTATATGACAGGTGGTAATGAAGGGATAATGAATAGTATAATTACTAATTCTTCTACAATTTCTTCTACCTTACACGCTGATTTAATATCAAAACTTACATCTAACAGTCTTACGATTTCTAACATTCGTGCAGTTAAAGTTTCAGCAGGGGAAAATGGTTGCATTACTAATATGACTTATACAGGTGGCGACCACCAACATTGCATTGCTATAGCGGTTGGTGCTGACATTAGTATAACTTCGCACGACATGACTGGCAAAACAGCAATCGGGGTATCGGACTTTACAGATGCTGAATTGGTGCATTATACAAATGCAGGCGATGCTGATACACTTGATAACACACTAAGATCTAATGAAGTTACAGCATTAGAAACTTTTACAAATACTGCTTTTATTTTAGATGTGTGTACGCCAATTAGTTATCGTAGCAGTGGCGCCGCTGGTTGGGTTATATTTGCTGGATTATCAGACACAACAGAAGCAGGGTTACAAACAGCATTAACAGATTACGTTATTTCATAAGTGAATTTTTTAAAGTTAGATTTTGGTATATCAAATTATTTTGATCAAGATTTTAAATTAACTTGGCAAGATGGACCGCACGGTTATCAAACTTTGTACTCTGGTAATACTGGTAATACAGGATTAAACAACCGTGTTGTTACCGACTCTTCAAAATTTTTAAACTATTTCACATCTAACTTTATTTCTACGTTAAACGAAACTAGGTTAGAACCAGTGACAGTGTCTTCTTATAAGTTGAACGGTGTACACGATGGGAAACTTTGTAGACATACTGTAGAAGGCGAAGAGGTGTGTTGTTTATTCGTTTTACATGGCAGTGCTAGTATTAGTTGTAACACACACGACGTATCTAACATCAACGAGTATGGTGTGCCTGACGCAAACACTGTTTTATATCATTATATTAATCCTGGAGACCAAGACACTGAGGGAAATTTTTTATCGTGTTCACAAGTTCCAATATTAGAAACTTATACGGACACTGCATTTATTGCGGATCAGTCAGTTGCACATTCTTTTACAAACTTAGAAGGCACAGGGTACGTTACTATCGTAGTTTTTAGTTTATCAGACCGTAAGTCGTTAGAATCATCTTTTTCAAAATACATAATATGACGCACATTGAAAAATTAAACTTACCAAAAATACCGGACACAGTAATAACCTCTTTACTGGAGCAAAATCCTGACTTAGGAAACTATAGTTATGTTTGCGAGCCAGCGTATAACGGTATAGCTCACTTTTCTTCTTATACTATTGATGTGTCTGCATTAAGTTGGTTTAAAGAAAATAACTTAGACAGTTATTTTTGGAACATACAAACTTTGAAAGACGGTACAAACTTAAATGCTCACAGAGATGATAGACGCACACATGTTATAATGTACATAATAGATCCAGGTGGAGAAAATGTAAAAACTTGTTTTTATCATAAATTACTGGATAAAGAATACGAACCTATAAAACCTATCCCCAAAGAGGAACTAGAATTAGTATACGAAGAAGTACTGGAAGCCGGTAACTGGTATAAACTTTCAGTGCAAGACATTCATAGCGTTGAAAACTTACAATCTACTAGATTGTGTTTAACTAGACAACTACCCGACGTTCCTTTAGATTTACTTTAAAATTTTTCTTAATTTGCTCCCAAGAGTTCCTGGACTGGAATAAACACTATTAGCAAATACACATCTTTGATTATTTGGAATATCACTAAATTTTTCGTATTGTAGATTTTTGTGATAAGAGTGAATTTTTGTCAACTGATTAGACTCTGCTAATGCTAAATGAAAGTTATCAACTAATTCTTTCCAAGCAATTTCTTCTAAGTTGTTATAGAAGTGATTAAAGTTGTAATCCAGAGTTGGTAGAATTTCTTCGTACATTTCCTTTTTTTCTTTTTCCGACAAATTACATATCTTGTTTAACTGTCCTACAACTTTTAGTATTCTAATATTAGGGTCATATTCCTCATCGTAACTTTCATCGATGACATTGTCGAATGTTTTAAATCCGTAACTTTTTAAATATTTTAATGCACCAGGAGTACTTAATACTAAAAATGGCTGCCTTGCAACAATAGGTTTGAATATTTTTTCAGTTAAGTGAACCGTCTTTTCATAAAAACATGTTTCACTTACTACATGCCAAAATGCACTCGTCCATACAGAATATTCTGGTTCTGCACTAGAGTCATCTTCACTATATAATGATGTTTGTACCCTGTGACTAGTCTTTACTTGGCTACAAAAACTAATTATATCTTGTCTAGTTTTAGAATTTAAATGCATGTTGTCTAATTCTTCTGACCATTCATCTATATTATAAGATACTATTCCATCACCGAGTAGTCCCTGTTTGTATAATTGAGATAGAAATATCAGTCGATATATCCTAGGTCCTTTGTAAAGATTATTTAGATTTATATAACTTGCTCCTTGCCATATATTATTAACTTTAGGAGCGTACTCAATGGATCTAAACCAATCTAAACTTGCAAAAGCATGATAAAAATAATACCATTTTGATAGTTTTAATTTTTTACACAAAGCGTCAACTTTTGGACTGTGTAATTCACTTGTAGCAAATATTCCACCGTCTATCCCAATGTAATCGTTATTAAATTCTTTTGTAAAAATATTGTACATGTTAGCGACCGTATTATGATCGTACACTGGTTCTTGATCATAAAAGAATACATTTTGCAAATTAAACAAAACCTGATTAGTATTAAAGATATCAGTATTCATTGTACTGATATCTTTTAGGTTGTTACATTTTCCAAATTCGTACAAAAATGAGCCAGAAAGACTATTTGGGCGTAGGAAATTAGCATTTATAATGTTGTAAATGTTGTCTACATTAAACATGTATGTTTATGTCTTTTTTAACGAGTAAATACAAATATAGTAATAATTGAGGGAAGACTGAGTGAAATTCTTATTAACACTGATATTTATGGTGCCAGTACTAGTACTAGCAGATAATTTAACATTCAACTACAAAAACCCTGCCTTTAGCGGCATAGGGTATAGTGCCCACGTATTAACTATCGAGCAGTTGGAATCTAACCGTCGTAAAGACAATGAAAAAGCCGCAAAAGCACTACAGGACGAAGCAGACAGGGACTTGCGTTCTACTAATACATGGAAGTTTCAAAACAACTTAGAGTCTAGGATTTACAGTCAGCTGAGTAAGCAGATAAGTGATAGTTTATTTGGTGAAGGCTCAGCAGAGGACGCAGAGGGCGAAGTAACAACGCCATTTGGAGATACAGTAGCATGGTCTCGTATTAATGATGTTATAACTGTTACTGTGTCAGACAGCAACGGAGACGTTTTATCCACATTTTCTGTACCTGTAGGAGATTTTGCTTTCTGATGAGAAATATATTAATACTCCTATTATGCTTGGTTATATCAGGTTGTGCTAGTTTGGCAGGACAAACTAAATTTGATGCACCTGAAATAACACAAAGCCTAGAAGAGGAATTTAAGTCTATCCCGCCTCCCAAAGACGGTCATATATATGTTGCAGTATATGGATTTCAAGATAAAACTGGGCAACGTAAGCCCAGCGAAAGAATTGCACATATATCTACAGCAGTAACACAGGGAGCGGCTGACTGGGTAATCAAGAGCCTTAAAGAAGTTGGCGGCGGCACATGGTTTAAGGTAATTGAGCGTGTGGGGTTAGACAACCTTGCAAAAGAAAGACAGATTATTAGACAACAGCGTGAAACCGTAGATGACAAGAGAGCGTTGAAACCACTTAAGTATGCAGGTATAATTTTAGAAGGAGCAATTATAGGATATGACAGTAATATAAAAACAGGAGGTAGTGGAGCTAGATACTTAGGTATAGGCGTGCAACAGGAATACAGGGAAGATATAATGACAATATCTATGCGTATTGTTTCTACACAAACAGGCGAGGTATTGGTAGCAGTTAGTGGAACTAAGACTATTTTAAGTTATGGACAAAGTTTTGGTGTGTTTAAGTTTATAGAAATGGGAACCGAAGCAGTAGAACTTGACGCAGGATCTTACACTAATGAACCAACAACAGTCGCACTTCAAAGAGCAATTGATGCGTGTATAATAGAAATAATCAAGCAGGGCAAAACGCATGGGTACTGGGATTACGAAAATCCAGTAACTGTGGGTTCTTCGGAACGAATAAATGAAGTTGCAAACGAGCTCAATGATGAGGAAATGTTACAAAAAGAGTTCGAAAAACAACTAAAAATGATAGAAAAGTAACTTTTTTAATATAATAGCAGTATATTATATAACGTAGTTATTTAAATAACATTAAGTGGTATACCATCACTATAATCTAGGTACGACGGCTAAGGCCAAGGGAGCATTAGAAAATGCGTATTTTAAGGACTATAAGCACGTTATTTGTTGCTGTGGTATGTAGTTCTAGTTTTGCTAACGATGTTTATATCGAACAAGCAGGTGACAGTACTGATATTGATATCATTCAAAAGAATGGTACTAACACTTTGAATGACTCAACTGATGCCGCCACTATTAGCGGTGACAGTATAACGTTTAGTTTAACACAGGACGGTAACTTGAACAATGCTGACGTGGAAATAGAAAACTCAGCAACATCTAGTAATGTTGATATCGACGTTGCAGGTGGAAGTAACGAAACTAATGTTGGTATCGACGGTGCATCAAGCACAACAGTAGACATTGACGTTACAGGTGATTCCAACTGGGTATCAGTATGTGGAGCCAATGACGGTGCCAGTGTGGCTGCGGCGGAATGTTCTACAGGTATTACCGACGGTTCCACTAGTAACACAGCAAACATTACTGGTGATAGCAACATTGTTAATATTGAAGCAAGCGGTGCTAGTCAGACCAACTCGGTTACAATAGGTGCAGATGCAACGGACATTAGTGATAACAACACAGTTAATATTAGTAATGACGTAACAGGTGCAGATGTTATTATTGACATGGACGGACAGGATAATACCGTAGATGTTACAGTTCAGTAGGACATTATTTGTCATATTATTTTTTGTCTCTTCAACTGTTTTAGCAAAGGGGATAGGAAATGTCACGGAACAGACTGGTCCTGCTGAAATCAGCAGAAAAAAAGAAACACTGCCATCTGAAAAAGGCTCTGAAGTCTTTATGCAAGATGCTATCCAAACTACGAAAAGCAAGTTAGGGATAACGTTTGAGGACGACACTAAAGTAAAGATGACAGAACAAAGCAAACTCGTTATAGACGAGTTTCTTTACGATCCAGGAAATAAAAAGCCCGGTAAACTGGGAATGAAGGTAGCAATAGGAACAGTTAGGTATGCGTCTGGTAAGATTGCCAAAGACAATGCAGAAAATGTAAACATACAGACACCAACTGCTACTATTGCTGTTCGAGGAACAGACTTTACAATGACTGTAGACGAGATAGGTCGCAGTCTTGTTATACTACTACCAAGTTGCCCTACTAGTAATGAGATAGATTGTTACGTAGGCGAGATCGAAGTTATGACTGATATGGGTGCTGTGTTAATGAATCAAGCATTCCAAGCCACATTAGTAACTAGTAGAAACAGTATGCCTACTGAACCAAAACTTATAGATATAAGTGAGGCACTGATAGATAATTTTTTAATTGTTAGTCCACCAGAAGAAGTTAGACTTGCACAAGAAGAACTTGAGCGTAGTAACAACCCACTAGATAAAGACTTATTGGAATTTGACGAACTAGACGTAAATGAATTAGACCAAGAAGATGAGCTCGCTAACAACTACGAACTAGACATTAACTTTTTGGACTTTGAATTTTTAGATAATATGTTGGACCTAACTACAATACAGTTAGACAGAGACGAACTAGAAACTAACGAAGTGCTACCAACAATACAGCAGTACAGTTGGATAATTTGGTATGCAAACGAAGAAGAAATTTTTATGAGAAGCGAACGTCCTCCACACGTGGCAGAGATAAGTTTACCTAGAGAAACAGAAGGTAATGTTTATATCGTGCAGGACGATATTCCAGCAGACATATCAGTACAAGGTGGATCAAGTGTTACGATTGATATTATTCAGTCTCAGTAGTCTACTGTTTTATTTGACTCCAGCAATTGCTGACCTCTACTACGATACCTATCAGGGAACAGGTTCCTATCCAAGTTTTCCTGGGAATGGCGGAAGTTTAACATACCCTACAAAATTAAGTTCAGGCACGGTGAGCAGTTTGAATTACAATTGGGGTGGTGGTAATGTATTAGACTCGGGCAGAAATCAACAAGTAATAGTCAACTTCTATGGATACATCACTATCCCAGGCACAGGTAGCCAGGACATACAATTCTATCTGTATGCTGATGATGGCGTGTATATGAAGTTGGATAACACCGTGGTAATCAACGACTGGCAAGAACAGGCTCCCGGCACGTGGAACTACGTTTCAACAGACCAAACACTCACAGGTGGACAAACTTATTATATTGATATGTGGTGGTATGAAAACGGTGGCGGCGCCGCAGTTAAGTTATATTGGGATCAATCAGGATCAGTTGCATTGGTGCCTAGCTCGGCATATTCATTGACCGATCCTAGTGCATCTGGTGCACCTTCAGCAACACCATCATATTCTTCTGGTCCAACTTCTGCACAACAAACTAGAATAAACAGTGCTGTATCTGCGGTTAATTCAGGTGAAAGTAATAATATCGATATAGATATAGATGGCGATGATAATGATGTAATGATAACACAAGCAGGTGAGCCCAGTTATCTGCTATTGAACATTACAGGAAATTTAAACTCCGTGGATATTGACCAAAATGCTACTACTGTAGGCACATCATATGGGCATTACACAGAAGCAGAGATATTAGGTAATAGTAATAGTATAGATTTGTTACAAACAGGCAGTGGAAACAAATCGGCATTTATTGATATTGCTGGTAACAGTAACACGGCAAATCTGATACAAAAAGACAGTGGCAACCACTATCTAATGTTAGATTTTATAGGTGATGGCAATACTGCCACAGTTACGCAGGAAGGTTCAGGTGACCATGCGGCTACTATTGAACTTACTGAAAGTGGAGGCGCCTGGACTTTTGGTCTTACTCAAAGTGGATCAACAAATAAAACTTACAGTTTACCGCATTCAATGAGCGATGGTTCTACAGTGACTGGAACTTGTTCAACGCCAGCAGGATGCTCTTTAACTATCACACAAGGTGACTAAATATCTTGACTTTATAAGTTAAATTGTATTATAATAATGCATGACTAACTTAGTGGCCTCTTTCGACGCTCATCCCACTTTAAATATTCTGCGTGTCATTGTTAACATTAAGGACAACAACAATGGCTAATCAACCAAGACAATACAAGTACGTAAGTACAAAAGAATATGTAGATCAGTTTCCCTGTGCATATAGGCAATGGCGGGCTGACAGTCACTGCAATCTAATACACGGCTATGCGTTTAGTATGCGTTTCTTTTTTGGAACCGACAACTTAGACGTTAGAAACTGGGTAGCAGACTACGGTGGACTAAAAGAACTAAAACAAGTATTACAAGATCAATTTGACCATACACTACTGGTTGCTGAAGATGATCCAGAACTAGAAATATACAAGCAACTGCAAGCAAAGAAGTTGGCTAAACTGACCATACTGCCAAGACTTGGTTGTGAAGGACTAGCAGACCAATTGTACAAATATGTAAATGGTGTGTATATCCCAGACATGTGGGGTCAAGCAGAAGCAGATAGACTTTGGTGTTACAGGGTAGAAGTACGTGAAACACAAAGCAACATGGCTTGGCGTGAAGGTCATAGAGAATGGAACGAGGATCTGTTTGAATAACGATACTTGGAAATGTGATGGTAAGACAGTGGGACATGATGGACACCCTGCTGTCTATCTACCTGCAAATCAAAAGTGTCCCTACTGTGGCAAGGAACAAAAAGATGCAGTCACCTTGTGAAAAAATCTGTGTTATGGAAAATGGCTACTGCTTAGGGTGTAATCGCACACAGGAAGAAATAGCCAACTGGATCAACTACACGGATGAAGAACGTGAACGCATAATGGAAGAACTGTTCGACAGAGAAGTATGAACTTGTTACAAACTTTTCGTGCTGTACTAACAGCCTTTATCGGTATTAAAAAAGGCAAACAATCACAACAAGACTTTGGTACACTTAAAATACAAAACGTTGTAATTGTAGGAATTGTTTGTGCAGTATTATTTGTAACTGTATTAAAATCAATAGTAAGTTTTATAGTTAACTAATGACATACAAAATTTTAACAGAAAATTCAGAAGACAAACTTAACGTCTACGACATAGGTGGTGCTACAGTTAAAGACAATGAGACATATCGTGTAAAAGATAACACAACTCTTAATAATTTAGTAGTAAGTTCTACTGAGCTTAAGTCTATGCAAAGTACTCGAGGTCATAAGCACCAAGGGCAGGAAGAAGTGTATCATTTCATTAGTGGATATGGAAAGATGGAACTGGACGACAGACAGTTTCATGTAAAAGGAGGTGACATCGTATTGATTCCGGATGGTTCCTTCCATCGAGTACATAACACTAGTGAGCATGGTGCCTTATATTTTATCTGTGTGTTAACTGTAATAAAGGAAAATGGATTTACTAACTATAGTAATGATGTTGAAATGGGATAATGTTTGCTGTAATACTTACCGTTCCCCGGGTAGCGGCGCTGAGACCAAGTGCGGCTCCGGCTATAATAAAAAGTATAATAAAAAGTAAAGGACTAGAAAGTCAGGTACTGGATATTAATCTAGATTTTCACGACCAATTTGGAAGTCGTTTTTCGGAACAATCTTATAACACAATCGATGACTATTTCTTTAATCATCTGAATCAACTTGATCAACATGACCAAACTGTATACACAGAATGGATGCAAGACTGGGTTGATCGGATTATACAGATTAATCCGCAATATCTTTTTATAAGTGTGTTTACTTGGCAAGCACAACGATTTACTAGAGACTTCTTAACATTGTGGAAAACACAAAGTAATATACCTGCGATTATTGGTGGGCAGGGCATGACTAAAGAAGAAAACGGAAGTTATTCTAGCAAGCCTGAGTTTGCGCACGAAATGAAGGCGCAAGGGCTAATTGCGCACTGGATCAGAGGCGAGGCTGAAACCACTATCCCTGCGATAATTGACGGAAAGTTTGATACACCGGGCATTGATACAGACACCTTGGCAGATAGGAGTGATGTTAACTCGCATGGTTTCTTAGACTTCTCAGACTTTGATATAAAACGATATCACAGTGGGTACAAACAAGGTGTGTTACCTGTAGAAACCAGCAGAGGTTGTGTGCGAAATTGTGTATTTTGTGATATCCCAACCTGGCACGGAAAGTTTAGGTACAAAAACGGTACTAAACTCAGCAACGAACTAATACATTACTACGAAAAGTATCAAGTGAAAGACTTTTTCTTTCACGACGCATTATGCAACGGTAGTGTAAAAGACTTTAAGTTGTTTAATCATAACTTAATGGACTACTACACACAAAACAATTTACCAGAGCGACACTTTAAATACAGCAGTCATTATATTGTTCGTAGTGAACGAATAATGCCTGAAGAAGATTTTAAGTTTATGGGATCAGCAGGTGCCGAATGTATGGTAATTGGGGTCGAGTCCGGGAGTGATCGTGTTAAGGCAGACATGCGAAAAGGCTTTAACAACGCTGACTTAGATTATAATATGAAAATGTTTAGCAAGTACGGGATCACTGTGTACTTGTTACTGATTGTAGGATTTCCTACAGAAACTAGAGACGACTTTAACGAAACACTAACGATGTTAAAACGTTACCAGCCTTATGTTGCTGACGGGACTGTGATTGGTGTTAACCTTGGCACAACATTAACCATTGAAGAAGGATCACCGATATACACAGATTATTCAAAACTAAACATAGTAGGCACAAATGGTAATAGACCGCAAGGTCCGGATTGGCATTGCGAAACAAACCCAACTTTGACCTATAAAGAGCGTATTATGCGCAGAATCGAAGCACAAGAATATGCTACTAGCTTAGGTTATACATTCTGGAAAGGCGATGATCAATTGAAGTTACTAATGGATAACTATACCACAAGATTACACAAACTAGCAGGAGTAATACACTAGTGCAAGTTAGTTTAGATATTGGATTCAGCGTAGGTAGGAAACTAGGCGACCCTGATGTTAAAATATTAATTGACGACTATGTTGTGTTGTACGAAGGATCTGCTGTTGACCAGTTCTCTAGAGTCATTGACTTAAATGCTGGTGAACACGAACTTAAGATCGTGCATCACGGAAAGACAGATCAAGATCATGTATTAGACGATCAGGGTAATATTCTAGTAGATAAATTTATTAATATTGATACTATGGTCATTGATGGAATTAAACTGACCGATAGGGAATTACACACAGGAGAATTCTGGCCAGTATACAGTTTAAGTTACGTTGAGGATATGCAGGAGTTACCAGAAAGTATTTGCCCTAACTTGTATCTGGGTCACAATGGAACTTGGAGATATAAATTTTTTGCTCCTTTTACTGAGTGGATAATTCGTGAGCGCAAACAAGGACCGCAACTTGACGATACTATTTTTAAAAGTAGTCAGCAAATACTGGAAGATGCAAAGAATTTCTTCAAAGACATACGGGAATTATGAAAATTACTTTTGAAATTGAATGAACACTAATGTTAACTTATAATTCTGTCGACGAGTATCAAATTGAAATAACCACATACTGCAATGCGGCTTGTCCGCAATGTCCACGCAATCTCTGTGGTTACGGAAAGAATCCACACATGCCGCTAGTGCATTTAGATGCGGATGTTATTGATAATGCATTTACTCCTGATCTGTGTAATAGACTAAGACAAGTGTTTTTTTGTGGCAGTTACGGTGATCCCATTATGCATCCTAAGTTCTTGGACATACTAAGAAAGTTCAGACAGAAGAATCCAACACTATGGTTGTACTTTCACACCAACGGAGGTGTACACAACAAGGACTACTGGCAAGAAGTAGCAGATATAATGGCAGGCTACGGACAGATAGACTTTGGTATTGATGGTCTAAGTGATACACTAGATTTGTACCGTAGAAATGTAGACTATGATAAGGTTATACGCAATGCCAGGGCTTTTATTGATCGTGGTGGTCGTGCGCAGTGGAACTATATAGTGTTCAAGCATAACGAACATCAAGTTGAACAAGCAAAGCAACTAGCACAAGAGTACGGCTTTTTTAACATCTTGATACGCAAAACTGGGCGGTTCTTTGATCATAAAAATCTGGTTGAATTCAACAGTTGGCCTGTGTATAATAGCAAGGATGATGTAGCATACCAGTTGGAGTTGCCTACACAAGAGCAATACAGAAACAACAGTATGCTAGGCTTGACTGGATTAAAGACAGAGTATCCGGATATTAAGGATTACTTTGCTAAAACAGAAATTAGATGTGATGCAGAAATAGGAAACAAGGTGGCAGTAAATGCAGAAGGCGTTGTGTTGCCTTGTAACTTTTTTAATCACAATTTGTATGATTTAAGATTTCACGATACAGATACACTGCCAAGGGCTAATGCACTCAGTGGACAGCCTAATCAAGTTAAAGAATTCTTAGATCAATACGGATTAAACAATTTGTCTATTAAAAACAACAGTTTAGCAGACATATTCAACAACAAGTTTTGGCAAGACTTGCACAGCAGTTTCACAGGCAATAGACTGTTTGAGTGTGCAATGACTTGCGGTAAACGTTTAACAAAGGTCTGGGACCAAGGAGGCAATCGTAGATGAAAGTATTAGTAACAGGCGGTAACAGAGGGTTGGGAAAGCACTTAGTAGAAGTGTTTGATACTGCTGACGGAATCAGTAGAGCTGACGGGTTTGATATTACAAAAAACATAGACGACATCGCGGCTCGCAGTATAGATTATGATGTAGTTGTTAACAACGCATTTGATGGTCCTCCACAAGAAGATTGGGCTAACTTTGGCCAGACTAACTTGTATATAAAAATTTACGACACATGGAAAAAACATAACAAATCAGGTTATATTTTTAATATCGGTAGTGTAGGTGAGCAGGGTATTGTTGCTCCCGAGCCACGTTGGGAAACTTATAGAGTCAGCAAGGCAGCACTAGCACATGCTAGTAAACAAGGTACGCAAGCATTTAAGCAAAATGCAGTATCTTTTAAAACTACCTTGATTACCCCTGACAGGTTAGATACAGAACTAAGTCGTAGCAGACCAAATTGGACTGGTAACGGAATAAACCTAGTAGACATTTCAAATTTTATCAAGTATGCTACACAAACACAAGATAATACTTGCATAGAAGAAATAACTTTTTATTGTGCGTTAGATTATCAATAGAGTTACTACAGGATAAACACCACGTAACAGAATGGTAAAAAGATTCGCACATAAAATATTTACACTTGTGCCACCTGCTAGTGCAATAGATGTTTATGGTGACTGGTTAGGTTTAGATCATGTAAACTGGCAATTTACAGACAACTATCAGGAAGCACTAGCACAGCCTTACAAGATTGCTATGATGCCTGCGCTGTTTAACGTCAATGGCAGTTACACCTATAGAGCAAAGTTTGCTAAGATGGACTTTAGTAAATTTGATCTTGTTGTACTAAGTGACATAGAATGCCATAGTCAAGATTATATATTAGAAAATTGTATTAAACCTGCTGGTATTACGAACTATCTAGTGGCGGTTGGCGGAATGTACAGCGAACTTACTGATCCTGACTTTATATACAGACCTTGGTGGATGTTTCATCATCGTCAACTGAATCACATACACATTACACAATCTATCAAGAAGCGTGAGTTTTTGTTTGATGCATTACTGGGCGCACGTAAATTGCATCGTAGTTATGTAATGGCACGTTTTCAGCAACGTCCTGATTTGTTGTCAAAGTCCATTGTAAATTACAGAGATACGTTTATTAACCACTGGGGCAACGACCCTTCCTACTTATATGATCATGTAAACAAAGTACTAGATGGCAAGCAATTACAGTGGCCTTATGTAAGTGAGAACTTTACAGAACAACAAACACAAGATTTAGAACCACATCAAATCAGTGAAGTTACACCTTGGAATATATACGAAAAGACACACTACAGTATATGCTGTGAAAGTTTTAGTAATAATCCAGATGACACAAATCCAGGACCTTTCTTTCTAACTGAGAAGACTGCTAAAATGTTTATGGCGCAACGTATGTTTATAATGTTTGCACCACAACATACATTACGGTTTATAAAAAGCCTAGGCTTTGACACATTCGATTCTATTATAGACGAAAGTTACGATGACATAGCAGACCCTAGAGAAAGATTTGACAGAGCTTTTGATCAAGTGGAATATCTTGCTGAACAAGATCCCACAGAAGTCTACGAGAAAGTATGGCCTATCACACAATATAACTTGTGGATGTTTATAGACCTTATTAAAAAAACTAAGGAAGCAATGTTGGATAAGTTACTGTATAAAATAAATACTTTATAATGTTCAAAAAGTTATTGTTGAGTCCCTGGACCGCTGTTATTACGTTAATAATATGCGCATATATTAGATTAGTAAATCCTAGTTTTGTAGAAAGTGTTAGGCTAACATATTTCGACACTTTAATTACAAGCCAAGAGCCCGTACAAAACAACATACACACAATTAATATAGATGATCCTGCTCTAAACGAGATAGGTGCGTGGCCCGTGCCACGTAGTTACTATGCTGACTTAATTGCTGACTTGTATGGTAACAGGAATGCAGGTTTGGTGGTACTAAACGTTCTCATGCCTGAAAGCGCAGAAGGCGATAACGAACTTGCTGAAATAATGGAGACGTTTCCTGTTATATTAACAAGTGTGCCTAGTCAATGGAGTAAGAATACACCCAAGAAGCCAGGTGCTGTAATCCTTAATCCAGACTACATGAACACAATTATAAACTATCCTGGTATAATTGCAAACACACCTGAATTAGAACAACGTGCATATGGTGTTGGTATTGCCAGCACACTGCCTGAGATAGATGGTGTTACTAGACGTATACCGTTAATAAGTGCTGTGGGAGAAAACTTATATCCTAGCGTAGCATTAGAGATACTGAGATCAGCGGCAGGTGATACAACATTCCAAGTAAAACTGTTTGAACTGGGTGTAGAGAAAATGCGTATACCTGCATTTGATACAATACCCACAGACCAACTTGGACGCATATGGATAGACTGGAGTCAAAAAAGTTTTAGCCACAGTTTAACTAGCATGCCAGATGACTTTGGTGGCGGCATCGTTATTATTGGTCCTACAGCGGCAGGTACTAATCAGCCCATAGCAACAGCACTGGGAGGTAGTTGGCCTCATGAATTACAAAGTGCAGTTGTTGGCACAATGTTTAATGGTGTCAACATTGAACGTTATGACTGGGCAGATGGTGCAGAACTATTAGCACTATTAGTTTTGGGTGTTTTGGCAATAGCAATATCTTATTGGACATATGGCTTTGTGCCAGTTATAGCAGTCGTAGCAGGCACGTATTATGCGGCACAACATTATTATGCAGAACAGAGATTATTATTTGATATTACAGCAATAATATTTGCTTTAGTGTTGACCTATATACACGCATATACAGTAAAGTTTCTTAAAGAGTTTTATCAGAAGCAACAAATTAAGCGACAGTTTGGAACTTACATCAGTAAGGAACTTGTTGCTGAATTACAGAAACATCCTGAAAAAATGCAGTTAGGTGGTGACACACGTAACATGACATTTCTGTTTTGTGACATTAGAGGATTTACACCTATTAGTGAACAATACAAAACAGATCCGCAAGGTCTAACACAACTTATTAACAAGTTCCTAACACCTATGACTAATATAATTATGGAGCACAAAGGAACCATCGATAAGTATATGGGAGATTGTATTATGGCGTTTTGGAATGCGCCGTTGGAGGTAAATGGGCATGAACAAAAAGCCGTATTGGCAGCGCAAGACATGGTTAATGGAGTTAGGAGACTCAATGAAGAACTGTCCAAAGATAATTTACTACCTATTAACATTGGTATCGGTATTAATACTGGTGCCTGTGTCGTGGGTAATATGGGCTCTGATCAAAGGTTTGACTACAGTGTACTCGGCGACGCTGTCAATCTTGGAAGCCGTCTCGAAGGTCAATCCAAGTCGTACGGAGTCATCACAGTTATCGGAGAAGAAACTGCACGATCTGTAACAGAAGTGCAAATGGTAGAACTGGACTTAATTGCTGTAAAAGGCAAAGATGTTCCTGTTCGAATTTTTACACCCGTAACATCAGCAACAGACGAAGAACTTAAAAAACATAAAGAATATCTCACGGCATACAGACAAAGGGAGTGGGCCCAGGCTAAGAGAGTTGCTGGTGGTAATAAGTTAGCGTTCGGAGGGGAACTTGAAAAGTACTATAAACTTATGAGTGAACGCATAACGGATCTTGAGAAGTCAGATATCAACGACTTGGAAACTTGGGACGGGGTGTATAGGGCTACAACAAAATAATAAATGGGTTGGTTATTTTTACTTGCGATTGGTGTTATCGCTGTCTATATATACGTACTTAATTAAACTGCAAACTTTGAAACTCTAACACACCAGGGTATTCAATTATTTTGTTAAGCACATCCACGTTAAGTGTTTTACCTATCACTGGATAACCTGTATAGTATACAATTTTTTCTATCCCATGCTCTTCTACAAATATGGGATCAGCCTGTTTAAATTTTGCTATTAGATCTTCCTGAGCAGTGAATTCGTCATACTTCAGTGTAACAATATTAATACCGGGTCTAACAAAATTGTGGAACTTGCAAGTTTGGCTAATCTTACTGTAATCGTTTTCTAAGTAAATTTGTAAAGGACCATGTCCTACAAAAGGGTTTTGTAATCTTAGGTCACCTACTTCCATGCCTAACTTAAACTGTACGTCATCTGATTCAAAGCCACTGTCGTTATACCATTCTATTTGCATCCAGCCTAGCCTGTTCAGCGGTGTATTGTCTTGAAGAAGATGCAGACCATAATGTAAGTCATGTATAACGTTGTCGAGGTGTTCAGGTACGCTACTAAAGTCTGTGCCTACCAGGGTTTCTATGTCCTTATGCATAATAGTTGTTTCAGACAAATCTAGATTAGTTAATGACCATTGCCAACCAAAGTAGTCATTAGCTTGGTGTGCTAGACTCTGCACATAGTCCTTTGTAAACCGTAGTC